CGGGGGGCCGACAATACGATCCGCATAGCAGCGCACACCTATTTTCCGGTTGGGCGGGTCTTGTGCCAACTCGATGACGGCACGGAGGACAACCGCGTGCGTATTGAGCGCGATACCAATGGCGAGGTCCATGTCATCGTGACCGCCGGCGGCGTCGAGCAGGCCGACCTCGACCTCGGCGCCGTGGCGGTGCTCTCCAGTTTTATCGTTACGGTACGCTTCGGCGAGGACGACTTTGCCGCCTCCCTAGACGGCGGCGCGGTTGTCGCCGATGTCTCGGGTACGATGCCGACTGTGGACACGATGCGTATAGGTCATGATACAACCAACAACCAATGGGGCAGCATCATCAAAAGTGTTGAACTCTGGGACGTTGGTCAAGACGACGAGTTCCTGATGTCATGACCATCGTCCAGAAAACATTTCGGGCAAAGGACATTCCTGTCGTTATCGACGAGAACGGCGTCGGCTCTTGCGCTCTGCCGGGTCTGCTGGAAGGCGACTATGTAGTTATAGGTTTGATCGGTCTTCTCTCCCTTAAGACAATGGAAACGGTCGGTAAGGTCGAGGGCTGGGATCGCGAAGGTATAGCCAAGGCCAGTCGTAGCGCCAAGCTTTCCAAGAAGGACCTCGAGCGGCTTCAGGAACCGACAGTCGCCGCTTTTTCCGACACCGTTTTTGACAAGGCATCCGGTACCCTTCGTCTAAACTTCGAGCGCGAGGACAAGAAGGATATTCCTACAAAGGGCATTGAATGCCTGTTCGAGGGCGAGCTTACGGTCCTGTTCAGTAAGTAATTAATAGAGAGGAAGATCATCATGTCAAAAGGCCTGCCACGCTCCCGCTCACGCGGACTGCCCACCCTGAACCCGATCATCAAGAAGACCTTTGTGGCAAAGGGTCTTCCGCTGGTCATCGACGGCGCCACTGGCGTCGGCTTCGGGTCCTGTGTCCTCGGCGGTTTCCCGGAAGGAAACCTCCTGGTCCTGGGTATGGTCGGCTACCTCGCCGTCACGACTGAAGAGACGGTCGGTATCGTCGACGACTGGGAAGGCGACTTCGGTATCGGCACCACCCCCGCGGATGACGCAACTATCAGCGGCGCGGACGTCGACCTCATCGCCTCCGCCGCCCTGGACGCCGGCGCTTCGGATAAGGACATCGAGCGGTTCCGCATCGCCAGCGCCGTCGCCCTGACCGGAACGATCTTCGACAACACCGCGGGCGACTTGGAGATGAACTTCAACATGTTGGTGGATGACGACGATATCTCCGCCGACGGTATCGACTTCGTCGTCGACGGCGAAGTTACAATCCTGTTCAGCGTTCTTTCCGACGACTGAGAATAACAGCGGGGCTCGCTAGTCGGGCCCCGCAACGAGGAGCAAGAGAATGGATACCGACAAGATTGTAGCCGTGCTGAATATGCTGGACGTGAACGACGACGAGAATTGGACGTCGACCGGAAAGCCCCGAGTCGAAGCCGTACAAGCGGCCATGGCCGCCGAAGATCCGCTTTTCGACGGCGTCGTAACCCGCAAGGTTCTCGAGGAAGCGGCTCCGGACTTTTACCGCAACGTCGGCGAGGCCGACGAGGGTGAGGCCGACGATGAAGGCGAAGGCGATGCGGTCGACGATGAAGGCGACGCAGGCGAAGTCGACGATGAAGGCGAAGTCAGCGAAGGCGACGACACACTCGGCGAGGCCGAAGCTGAAGACGCCGAGAACACTTTCACCGCGGAGCTCTATGACGCTCTCGAAGACCCGGACAGTACCGATGACGAGCGCCGCATGGCCTACCAGATGAAGCTCACGGAACTGTCGGCTCGGCGCAATGCCCTGGAAGTCGACAAGGATACTATCCTGCGGGCAATCGACGCCACGAACAAGGAGTTCTCTGAAGTCAACGACATGATGAAGGAGGACGTTGGCCCCGTTCCGTTCGCGGTTCAGCACAAGGCGATGGTACGGGCCGGGATCGCGGCGAAGATGGCTGCGCATGGTCTTATGCGGGAAGTCTCAGGCTCGGTCAAGTCCCCGCTTGACGCCGCGATGGTACGGCCCACCGGTCGTAAGCGCCCGACCTGGACTGCTTGATCGTGGCCTTCACCGTCGAGGATGGTGACGGCGTAGCGGGAGCAAACGCCTATATCACGGAGGATTTCTTCGGGGATTACCACGCGGAGCGCGGAACCGACGTAACCGCCGTGACCGTAGGCGCCGTGCGTCAAGCAGCGATTATCAAAGCAACCGATTACGTCGAGTTTCGCTGGGGCCGTCGCTATCGCGGCGGTCCTCGGACTACCGAAGACCAGGGGCTCCTGTGGCCGCGCCTCTCCGCCTTCGACGATGATGGCTATGCCCTCGAAGGAGTCCCGCTCAAGCTGCAGCAGGCCATTGCTGAGTACGCTCTGAGGGCTTCTCTCGCCGAGCTAGCGCCGGATCCGACAGTGGATGCGACGGTCATCCGCCTACGCGAAAAGGTCGGGCCGATCGAGGAAGAAACAGAATACCGCGAGAGCGGCGGACAAGTCCGTATAAAGCCATATCCGAAGGCAGACGGCATTATGCGGTCGATCCTGCGCTTTGGCGGCGGTGTGATCCGTGGCTAACTTCGTCAAGCTGGCGGCGACGGCTTTACGCCTGATCGAAAAGAACGGGCGGGCTGTCTCTATACGGAAAGTCACGACTGCCGTTCCGCCCGATCCGACAAAGCCCTGGATCCCGGGGGTGGAAGTCACCGCCGATACAGCCTGTGTCGGCGCCTTCTTCGACAGCGACCGAAGCTACATCACCGGGCAGCTTATCCCCGAAGATACGTCTCTTGTGCTCATCGCCGCCGACGGTCTTGGCGTAACCCCGATCGGTAAGGACCGGCTTGTAGACGGCGCCGATGTATGGGAGATTACCTCTGTCGGTACTTTGAAACCGGCAGACGTGACCCTTCTATTCGAGCTCATGGTGAAGAAGTAAATGTCTACGCTCGACTTCGAAGAAGCCACGGACGCAATCCTTGCGCGCTTCAAGACGCAATGGGATGCTGACAGCACGGCCGTGGCCGGCTTTATACCTCCGGTTGAGTACGACAATATGGAACCGTTGGTTCCGCTTCTAGCTCCTTGGGCACGGGTCACTGTCGAACACGTGACGGGCGCCCAGTCTTCGCTCGGCGCCACTGGAAACAGGATATTCGACCGCGGGGGCCTAGTCACAGTCCAGGTATTCGTCGTGCTTGGTACTGGGGTTACGCTGGCTAAACGGCTTGGCAAAATAGCAGTGAATGCCTTTGAAGGCAAAGTGGCCGGCCCGGCCGATGATATCTGGTTCCGGAACGTCCGCATGAACGAGGCGGGACCTCCGGATAAGTGGTTCCAGGTAAACGTCGTCGCGGAGTTCTTGTACGACACGATCAAGTAGAGGATATGAGACATGGCGAATAAGCAGGACAGCAATTCGACCGGACTGAGCATCGCCGAGGAGTCCGCCGTGATCGGCGTTCTTCCGGCTTCGCCTGTCTGGTATCCGTATTCCCCGAACAGTTATTCCGATTTCGGTGGTCAGACCACAACGCTGGCGCGAAATCCGATCAACCAGAGCCGTCAGCGCCAGAAGGGCAATCTGATCGACCTCGAAGCGGCGGGCGGTTTCAACCAGGATTTCCTCCAGAACGGCCTGCGCGATATCCTGCAAGGCTTCATGTGGGCGAACTGGCGCGAGCAGCCCAACGATACGGGTCCTCTCGTTGGCGGCGCCGCGGGCGTAACGTTCACCCCCATTCAGTATACTGCTTCCGACGGCTCCCCGGACCTGCTGTTCACGGCCGGCGCCCCGCATGGTCTAGCCACCGGCGACGGTCCGTTCCACTTCGTCGAAGGCTCTGGTACTCTCCCCGGCAACATTACTGAGGATACTGAGTATTGGATCGTCATGCTGAATGCCACCACGTTCAATGTAGCGGTCAGCTATGCCAACGCCGTGGCGACCGTCCCGGTTGTGGTGGCTTACTCCTCTGTCGGTGTAGACGATGCGACCCGGCTGCTGCTTCGCCGTGTTAGCGTCGCCGGCACAGGCGAGCTCTATTACGTGAATGACGCTGTCCCGGGCTTCCAGGCCGGGGCGCTGGCCTTTGCGTCCGGCTTCACAAACGCCGCGAACAATGGCCTGAAGAATGTGGACTCGGTCGCGGCCGGCGTCATCGGTGTGGACGAAGACGTCGTGGACGAAGCCGTATCCCCCGCCACTGCGAAGCTCGAGGTCGTTGGCTTCGTGGGTGTGGCAGGCGACATCGACGTCGACGCCGCCGGGGCCGTCAACGCGTATACTTCCTCGTCTCTGGACTTCGAAACGCTGGGCCTTGTGCCCGGCTCGTGGATTTATGTCGGCGGTGATGCGGCTGGGACATTCTTCCCGGTCAACACCGCCAACAATGGCTGGAAGCGGGTCTTCTCGGTCGACACCAACCGGCTCGAAGTCGACCACGGCGGCGAAGATATGGTGACGGAAGCCGACGCCGCTTCGACCATCCATATTTACCTGTCAGAGACCCTCAAGAACGAAGCCGACTTCGACTTGCAGGTACGGCGTACCTACCAGCTCGAGCGAACCCTCGGCAACGACGGAAACGGCGTCCAGTCCGAAATCGAAATCGGTTCTGTCCCTTCCTCGTTCCAGTTCAATGTTCCGGGGCAGGACAAGGTCAATATCGACCTGAGTTTCCTAGCGACCGACGAAGAGACGCGGACGGGAACGGTAGGCGTCAAAGCCGGCGAGCGTCCTGACCTGGTCAACGAGACGTTCTTCAACACGAGCTCGAATATCGTGCGCCTGAAGATGACGCGCGAGACGACGGGTCTGCCTCTGTTCGCGTATGTCACCGAGTTCAATGTTGCCTTGAACAACAGCCTGGCGTACAATAAGGCCGTCTCGGTTCTCGGCGCCTTCGATGTGACAGCCGGCCAGTTCGTCGTATCCGGTTCGGTGACGGCCTACTTCGCCGACGTGGCCGCCAAAGCGGCGATGCGGGCGAACGAAGACGTCTCGCTGGACTGGGCAATGGTCCAGAACAATGCCGGCTGGGTCGTGGATGTTCCGCTCATCACCCTCGGCGACGGCCGCAACAATGTCGAGCAGGATGCTCCCATCACCCTGCCGCTGACGCTCGACGCCGGCGCGCACGGGACCTTCGACCATACTCTGCTGCTGGCCCGGTTCCCCTACTTGCCGGATGCAGCTGCCTAAAGCGTAAGCGCAATGGCGGGAGGCGCAGTAATTCTCCCGCCACCACCCTTCATGCAGGAGCACAAGCATGACACTTAACGTCTCAAAGGCCTTGAGCCAGTTCGAACTAGCCGACGCTGTCGACCTCAATTGCGGCGCCTTCGATATCCGTATCCAGCAGGCTGCCGTTCACAATGAAGCTTTCCGGGCGGCCGTGGCCAAGCGGTCCATGTCGGCAAAGCGCCGTTCTATCGTGCCCGTACGCGGGACCCTCACCGGCGACTTCAACGAAGACGTCCGCCTTTTCTGCGACCTAATCGTCCTTGGCTGGGGCGAACGGCCACTTATGGACGACGACGGTGTCGCGGTCGTCTGGAACAAGGATACCGGTTTCGAGCTGTTCACGTCCACGAAGGAAGGCCGCGTTCTTTTCGGCAAGGTAATGCAAGCCGCCGTTTCGGACGAGATGTTCACAATCTCGGAGGAGGACTCGGGAAACTCCTAAAGGCTCTCGATTTCAGGCTGAAGCAGGGCGGCCATCTGGCAACCCTACTTCAGCGGATAGAACTTGAGGGCCATGGGATCCCGGACGAAATCGCCGATGGGCTAGAACTGCAGGAACCATGGATGGAGTTCTACATGAGCGCCTTCTACGAGTTGTCCTCGGACAGGCACGACGGCGGGATGATGATACCCTGGACCTCGATCGACAGATACGCCGAAAGGTACGGGCTGACAGGAGCGGACTTCGACACGTTCCTTGATGTGATGCGGAAGATGGATCGGCATGCGATCCAGAAAGGAAAGTCGAAAGGCGGTAATGGCAAGCCCGGAGCAGTTCCAGCGAAACCTCGCCGCGCTCGCTAAGCGCATTGAGGATAACGCCGAGAGGACTATACGGAAGGCGGCGATCGTCGCCGATCAGGTAGTGACAACGGCGACACCGGTGGATACAGGAGTGGCCCGCTCGAATTGGCAAGCGGAGATAGACAAGCCGGCCGAGGGCGTACTCCCTGCCTCGGATACTACTGGGGCGACGGCAATGGCCGCCGCTCAAGCTACGATTGCCGGGTTTAAAATAAGACTGAACCGGGCAATTCACTTGACGAACAACGTGTCCTATATTCGGGCGCTGGAAAATGGGTCGTCCGCCCAGGCGCCAAATGGTATGACACGAAAGGCCATACTTGCGGCGAATGAAGTCGTGAGGAAGGCGAGGCTGCTGGACTGAGGATATAATGGCCGAACGTCTCGATATCGTCGTTACTGAGCAGGGCGCCAAGGTTGTCCGTCGTAATATCGAGGACGTCGGCAAGGCGGGACTGCAAGCGAACCGCGGTATTGACCTGTTGCGCAAAACGCTAGGTCTCCTTGGCGGCGCTTTTCTCATACGTCAGATAATCGGCCTGGCCGACAGCTTTACACAGCTCCAGAACTCTATCCGCGTGGCCCAGGATGGAACCGGCGACCTCGCGGCGGCGACCGAGAGGCTGTTCGATATAAGCAAGCGGACGCGAACCTCGATCGAGGCGAACGTCCAGCTGTACCAGCGCTTGTCCTTCGCCGCCAAGGAACTCGGCGCGACCCAGGAAGAATTGTTCCAGTTCGTAGAAACGACGGGCAAGGCTTTGGCCATTCAGGGCGGAGCTTCTGCCGCGGCGTCGGGCGCGTTGCTCCAGTTGTCGCAGGCCATGGGCTCGGGCATTGTCCGCGCGGAGGAGTTCAACTCTATCCTTGAAGGCGCCTTCCCAATTGCCCTTGCCGCCGCCCGTGGTATTGACGCCGCTGGCGGAAGTGTGGCCAAGCTTCGCCAGCTTATCGTCGCCGGAAAGGTGACCTCGGAGGAATTCTTCCGCGGCTTTCTGAGCCAGAGCGAAGCCCTGGACAAACAGTTCCAACGGACCACGCCGACTATTGGCCAGGCATTTACGGTTCTCCGTGACAGCGCTATAAAGTTCTTTGGTGAGCTGGATAAGGGCGCTGGAATAACGGCGCTTATGTCACGCTCGATCCTTGCGCTCGCGAATAACCTGGATGCGGTCGGACGTGCGGCCCTTATCGTCGGCGCGGCTTTAGCCATCACCTTCGCGCCGAAGATTGTCGGTCTTATTGTCCTTGCTGGGAAAGCTATTGCGGGTATAGCCGTCGGATTAGCGGTAGCGCTGGGTCCGATAGGCCTGGCCTTGACTGCTCTTGTCGCCTTGACAGTAGCGACGCAAGAGCTGACAGGCGGCCTGTTTGAGGTAGAGGGCGTAACCGTCCAGCTGGGTGACGTCATTACCGCCACTTTCACTATCGCAACCAAGACTTTCAACAGCGTCGCAGATACCCTGACGGCCGTACTTGCCCCGGCGTTCCAGGCGGTGGGTACCGAAGTCACAGGTCTACGTAGCATACTCGCCGCGACATTCAATTTCTTCGTCCGGACAATAGACCGGCTTATAGGTCTTATTGTCGGCGCCGCTGGGGCCTTGATTATAGGCTTTTCCACTGCGTTGATGGACTTGCCGGCAACACTGGAAGCTGCTTTTGTTCTAGGCTTCAACAATGCCATTGCTATCGCACAGACATCGGCGAACTTTATTTTCTCTATCCTACGCCGGCTCGGCATCGACATCGCCGACGTAACTTTTGAGCCATTCAAGATTTCCGGATCCGCCGCGGCAACCTCTGTGGTAGATGCGGTCAACTCCGCCTTTCAGGCGGGCTTGGATGTTCGGCCGGTAGAGAAGCTTGTCGGCCTGATCGGCGACGAAGCGCTGGCGGTGGCGAAGTTGCGCATCGAGCGCGAGAAGGCCACCAAGACGTTGGAAGAGGAGAATAAAGAAAAGGCCAAAGCTATCGAGCTGACCAAAAAACAGGCTACCGCGCTTCAAAGCCTGATCGACAAGCTTGATCCGGTCGGAGCGCTCTCGCGGGACCTGGTTTCAAGCCAGAAACTTCTTAGCCTGGCGCTTGACGCCGGAAAGATCAGTACGGAGCAGTTCGTTACGCTCAACGCCGAGCTAAGCCGCCAGTTTGCGGTCGCGAGCGACGAGCTAAAGCAAAAGCTCAACCCGGCTTATGCGCGTCAAAAGGCTCTGCTCGAGGATATCCGCGGGCCCATGACAAACTACAAGAACGCCCTGACGGACCTTCAAGTCCTCCTCGACGATAACGCCATTTCGCAAGAAGTGTTCAATGAGCGTATCCGCGATGCCCGTATTGCAATGCTGGATAGCCAGACAGACGCCGCTTCCGGCGCAGAGAGGGCGTTCCTGAAGATCCAGCGCGACGCCGCGGACTTCGCGACACAAACCGAAAACCTGGTCGTCGGGGCTTTCAACGGGATGCAGGATGCGCTTGTCGAGTTCACGCAAACAGGCAAATTCGAGTTCTCGGATCTGGCCCGGTCGATCGCGGCGGACTTGTTGCGCATCGGCACGAACGAGGTATTCACCGCGCTGACCGGAGGCGGCGGCGGCAAGTCTGGCGGCGGTATCGGGGGTCTTGTCACCGGCCTATTCGGTGGCGCGAGCGGAGGAGCGGGCGGAGGTATTGGCGGTCTGTTCTCTGGGTTGTTCGGTTTTCAGAATGGCGTAGAGAACCTTCCCGTCAACGCTGCGTCGGTCGCGAACCTTGGT